CGATAAATACTATTTCGCACCTTGGGAGTGGCAACCGATTGAATACATGCCGGACGGATGCAGTGACGTATTGGTCAGGTATGTAGACGGAACAGTCAGAGAGATGTGTTCGTGCGATTATTGGTGGAAGCGTAAAGAGCCAAATCAACCGTATTCATTCAGGTTCGAATAACACACCACCATAAACCCCGCCTTAGTTGCGGGGTTTCTTTTTATGCGCTACCCATAGTTAACGAAATTAGAGGCGGTAATATGACAGACACATACGCAGAACAGCAACAAGCGGCGGCACTTAAAGAGGATAAGCTAACCAACCAGCAGATTGCCGATAAAATGGGTCTGTCAGAGCGCACAGTTCGGCGTAGGCTGGCGGCGTATCGTAAATGGCAGCGGTTGCCAGCCAACGTGCAGACGCGGCTTAGGTCGCGTGGTTTCGACGATGTGCGCGGGCTTAAAGATGGTTGGATCATTGATAAGCGCGACGATGGCACTGGGGAAAGCCTGCGGTTTGTTCTAGGCGATGATGTGCAAGACGTGTCAGACGCTATTGACGCGGCCTGTCAGGCTATGGCGGATCGGTCTCCGGTAGTCGTTAAGCCTGTATATCCAGCAGGTGAACATATGCTGGTGATTAGTCCGGCGGATATACACATGGGCAAGTTGTGCGAAGTGTTTGAAACGGGTGATGCGTATGATTTGGAAATTGCAGAACGGCGAACAAAAGAAGGCGTTGCGGGGTTGCTTGAAAAGGCGGCTATTTGGGGGGTTGACGTTATCACAATTAACACGGGAAATGATAGTTTGCATGTGGATAACAATCGCGCGACCACGACCAGCGGAACACCGCAATCAACTACAGGTTCCATATTTGGAATGTTTGACGCCATGTTCAGAACGTGGGTTTGGGTAATCGAGCAAGCTGCAACACACGCCCCCGTGCATGTTGTGTTCGATCCATCCAATCATCCGTGGGTAAGTGACTGGATGTTGAACCGCGCCGTTATGGCATGGTTTAACAATGACGAACGGGTGACGTTTGATGTCAAGATGAACGATATTCGCCACCGGAAGTATCAGGTTTACGGATGCAACCTTATCGGCTATTCTCATGGCGATGGCGGCAAGGATAAGGACTTACCAAACACCATGCAGTATGAGTGCCGCGAATGGTGGGGTAAGACGCAGCGGGGCTATTGGATCATCAAGCACAAGCACCACAAGGACGCAAAGACGGTCGGGCTTAGTGGATACCAGCAAGAGAAGGATCATGCTGGTGTGACGGTCATTAAGACAGGCGATATGGACCTATCCAAGAATGTATCAGTTGAGATTGTTCGATCACCTAGCGGCACCGACGGGTGGCATGATCGAAACCAGTATGTCGGGGCGATTAAGGCGGTTGAGGCGTTTCTATTCCATAGTGAACGTGGGCAGGTTGCGCGGTTCACGCATAGCTTTTATTGAGGTAGCCATGACAGATAAAGTAACAGCAACAAACACAATCGAAATGGGTCTAATCACTCAAACCTTAAAGATTGAATATGAACTTGAGGATCAGGTTGATTATACCGTTTTGGAAATTATGCAAATGATTGTAGATAGTATTGGAGTAGGTGAGGCATGAAAACCCTAAGCGGCGATATTGACTATTCAACAGAGGATGGCTATTTGGTTCTGCATACTCAATCGGGCGATGTATTTATAAGCCCGGAGGATTTAGAGGAATTGCAATCGGTAATCAAGGAGATGTTGGAATATGAGTAAAGCCCTAGACGTACAGGTGGGTGGCAACCACTACAAAGATAAGGGTATCCAGCCTGTTCAATACTGCATGGCTAATAACATCGGATTTATGGAGGGGTCAGTCATTAAGTATGTGACCAGATGGCGCGACAAGGGTGGCGTGGATGACCTACGCAAGGCGCGTCATTTTTTGGATATGCTAATTGAGGCGCAACCTGAATAAAGTAAACCCCGCCTGATTAGTGGCGGGGTTATTGTTTATGTGACGTATCCGGCACGAAACGCATCTGCAAAAAGCCTTTGCGCTTCATACGTGATTTTGCGCCCGTCCTTTATGGCCAAATCTAAAATTCCGTTACTTTTCAGATAAATCCAGAACATGCGACCACGCTCATATGACCACTGACGATCCGTCACGCTGTCACGCACACTACCATCCCATGTATCCTTAAACGGACGACCTGACTTAGCATCGCTCATTCCGTCAATGAACGACTTTGTCCCCATTACTTTTGTTATTGTTACGCGGCGGGTTTTAACTTGCTTGGTCATATCTTTTATCCTTCTGTTAAAACCACACTACCCACAACAAAACACCCCGTCAACCATAAATCGACGGGGTGCTGCATTATTTTTGCCGATGTTAGTTGCCGATGTTAGACGACACGCATCGGCATAACGACATAAAGAACGCCCGGCACGTCATTAGGTTCAATAACGATAGGCGCGTCTGATTTACCGAACCGCAAAGTTACATCGCCGTTTTCAGCTTGCGACATGGCATCAGAGATATACTTGCTGTTGAACCCCATTTCAATCGGGTCGCCGTCATATTGGATTTCAACCTCATCAATCGCTTGCCCCGCTTGGCTATTGACTGACAGCACACACACGCCGTCAGACAGCGCAACCTTAACGCCACGGGCCTTATCACTGGAAACCAACGTCACACGCGCAGAAGCCGCGCTAAGAGCCTTGGCGGATGCCACAGCTACGCTATCATTGTTCTTTGGAATGATGCGCGTGTAGTCGGGGAACGTACCGTCAACAACCTTGCTAACCAGTGTGAAGTCGCCATTCTTAAATCGCACCTTACTTGCTGATGTTGAAAGTTCAATATCGCCATCAATCAACAGTTTGCGCAACTCTGTTACAGTCTTACGCGGCACGATAACGGGCGATACAACCTCCTGTAATTCCGTTGTCATAATAGCCAACCGATGGCCGTCAGTCGCAACACCACATAGATTGCCGTCAACGTCATTATGCATGTAAACGCCATTAAGGTAATATCGCGTTTCTTCTGTAGACATGGCAAACGCGGTCTTAGCAAACACCGGCAACAAATCAACCGCTGCGATTGTCGCCGTATTGTCGTATTCTTCGGACGCCATAACCGGAAAGTCACTAACTGGCAAAGTCGCAAGCTGGAATTTAGACTTGCCCGCTTCAATATGCAGTTGGTGCTTATCATCAAGATAAAGCGACACAAGGCTACTCTTTGGCAATGACTTCACAATACCAATCAAAGTTGCGGCGTTAACCGTGATTTCGCCTTGCGTTTCTACGGTGGCATCACATGCCGCAGTTACCTCGATATCCATATCCGTTGCGCGTGAATTTAGCTTACCTTCAACGGCTGATAGCATCACGTTTGCAAGGATAGGATAGGTGTTCTTGCCCTCCACGATTGACGTGACTTGTGTCAGGTTGTGGACTAGGGTTGGCTGTTCTACTGTTAGTTTCATGTGGTTTCCTCTTTCATATGTTCAATATCGGATCGCCACTGGTGCCATCCTGTAAAATTCCTGCAACCCTTACCGTTATCGGGATCAGGTCGCGTAATGTGTTCAAACGGACTAGCGTGTAATGGATCACCTGTCAAGCTATCATAAATGGACAAGGCACGTTCAACCGACATAGTTTTGCCGTCAACTGTTTTGTAGCTAACTGATGCGCAACGGGCGGCGGATATACGCATGGCGTCAAGTATATCGTTGTCAATGCGTTCTACAGTGTCAACGTAGGGCGTATGCCATTGACCCGCCATTAGTCGCTCCGGTTCGCTCCCCACCATAACATCACGCATAGCCCGTGCAAGTTCCTGAATTTCAGGCTGCGCATCCGCATGATCACGCAACGCAAAGAAGTTATCCCATTCGGTTGCCGTTACCAATACGTTGATGTGCTGGAACGGCTCAAGAATTCGGTTTACAATTTGCTTGTGGTATCCCTGATCGGCAAGACGTTGGGCATTGCGAACAGCATCATCGCGGGCAATAAGCCAACCAATTTCACCGCTTGGCAATTCTTCACCCGCCTGCATACCAGACTGATTAGCGCCCCAATGGATAGGCATAGCAGTATCATCCATAACATCTTGAATAACGCGCTCAATAGGAATTGCACGGCTACTACTAGCGTTGCGGCTAAACACACGATGCGTCATAAACTCCGCATGAATAAAACGTGGATATCGTAGCTGCATTGTTGTTAGTCTCGGGCATCCATCCGCAATGCTGTCTGCTATTACTTTTGCTGTTATCGTCATCTAAATCCATCATCCTCATCAATCAAACCCATACGCACCAAAACGGCCCGCTCAGGCGTATCTTTCCAGTCTTTTCGCCAATCGTCGCCGCTAGACTTGTGACCCCGCTCAAAAGCCGCCCTGACAAGCCATGCGGCGTCACGCGCACGACGACGCCAAGGCATAATGCGGTCAAGTAGTTTGTTCGGTGTATTCATCAAAACACCCCCGCAATCCACATAACACCCAACCAAAACGCAACACCAAATGGTAGCGCGATGATAAACCCTGATCCGTGTGGTAGTTTTGTCATTTCTCCAAATCCTCTACTGTCTGAACAGTTGTGGTGCCGATATGCTCAACAGTCACAACGTGTTTAATCCGCAGCGCCATAATAGCGCCGATGCCGTTTGGATACGCTTTAACCGCAGCATCTATGGCCGCGTTATATGCTTGTGCTTGCGCTTGTGTCATTGTTCACCCTCCTACGGTAAATAAATAAGCCTACCCCGTTTATAGGGATAGGCTTTATGCTTGTCAACACTTATCTACATCACTCACATGAGCGAATTAGCTGGCCTGTATCTTCGTCATACTTCAATTCACAAGCGCCGCCATCATCAGGCTTAACATCCTCTTTGACGCTCAAAACAGAACCCGTCACATCGTTAGGGCGATACGTTGTGCAACCCTTGCAACCCATTTCCCAAGCTGCCGTGTAAACATCCTTGAACTCATCAAAAGAAATATCTTCAGGGCAGTTGATCGTTTTGGAAATGGAACTATCGACCCAGCGTTGAGCAGCCGCCTGCATCTTTACATGGTCCATCGGGGTTAATGTCTGCGCCGATACGAAACTAGCTGGAAGTGGCTCGCCCGGATGCATACGGTTCCATTTATCAGCCGCATAATCCCGAACTTCCTCGGTTACCTTACTACCATCTTTTTGCATAACCTTTCGGTCATATATATATGCAAATGTAGGCTCAATCCCGCTAGACACATTACCAGCGTACAGGCTAATCGTTCCCGTTGGCGCAATACTGGTCAATAGCGCGTTACGAATACCAAAATCACGCACGCCATCACGAACATCGTCAGGCATGTTTCTCATGTTGCCGCTTGCAAGATATGCTTCAACGTCTAGCAAGGGAAACGATCCCTTTTCCTTAGCTAGATCAATCGACGCCTTGTAAGCCGAAACGGCAATCAATTGCAGGATATCGTCGGTCCATGCTACGGCATCATCGGAACCGTAAACAATACCACCAAGAGCCAATGCGTTTGCAAGGCCAGTAACGCCCAAGCCAATACGCCGCTTGTCCTTAGCCTCTTTCTCTTGCGCGGGTAATGGGAATCGCGACACGTCAACCACGTTATCCATCATACGAACAGCAACCGCGACGACACGCGCAATCTTATCACGGTCAATCTGCAAGTCATTATCTAGCATTGCGGCAAGGTTAATAGACCCCAACAAACAAGCGCCATAAGGAGGCAAGGGCTGCTCACCGCAAGGATTAGTCGCTGCAATCGTTTCGCAATATTGCAGGTTGTTGGCGTCATTGATGCGATCAATGAAAATCACGCCGGGTTCTGCATAGTGATATGTGGCGCTTGCAATCTTCTCCCATAGAACGCGGGCGCGAATTGTCTTGTAAATCTTACCGTCAAACCGCAAATCAAAACTATCGTTATTCTTAACGGCAAGCATAAATTCATCCGTTGCCAATACAGACATATTAAACATACGCAACCGCAATGGGTCGCGCTTGGCCTCGATAAACTTCTCAATGTCGGGATGGTCCACGCGCAAAGTCGCCATCATAGCACCACGGCGAACACCAGCGCTCATGATGGTTTTACACATGCTATCCCAAACGTCCATAAATGTCAGGGGGCCAGATGCATCAGCCGCAACACCTTTAACGTGCGCCCCTTTTGGCCTGATCGTGCTGAAGTCGTAACCAATACCACCGCCCGCCTGCATAGTTAGCGCGGCCTCTTTTAGCATGTCCATAATGCCCGCAAGGCTATCCGGTACAGTACCCATGACAAAGCAATTGAACAGCGTCACGTTGCGGTCAGTTCCCGCGCCAGCGTTGATGCGTCCAGCGGGGATAAATTGGAACGCTTCAAGAGACTGGTAAAAGATTTTTTCCCAATATGCGGGGTCATTTTCGCAAGAAGCCAAGTCCTTAGCGACACGTCGCCAAGTATCCTGAACCGTATCATCAATGGGATTACCATCCTTATCTTTTAGGCGGTACTTCATATCCCACATCTGTTCTGCCATGTGGTTATGGAATGGTCCGTTATTACTCACTTACCAGTACTCCCAAATCCACCTTCACCACGTTCTGTATTACTCAATTCTTCTACCCTTACTAAGTTTGTTTTCACATTACGCACAAGCATTGCCTGCGCCACCCTATCACCAACCATAGGCCAATCCGCCATATGTGGTAGCCCGTCATGCGTTAGCTTTACCATTACCTCCCCGCGATAATCCTCATCCACAATACCCGTGCTGTTACATAGCCGCATATCATCGCGGAACCCGTGGCCACTACGGCTATAAACGGCAATATGATACCCTTTCGGGATATCAAACTTCAAACCAGTGCCGTAAAGCATGGCGTGTTGGCCCTGTGCTTTTCGTGACGTTGCGATGATATCAAAACAAGCAGCGCCATCCGTTGCGAAATACGGCGTTCCCGCTTTTTGGTGGCATAGTTTTACTTTTAGGTCCGGCATATTCTAGCAACTCCCAAAGCGGAAAGATACAAAGCCATCCATATCATTTGGGAAGAACCCAAGAGCCTCAAGTTCAATAATATCCTCTGCGGAAAAGATCATATCATTTGGATACACATGAAGCTCATCATGAACGCAGTGCGTTGGATTACGCACGTCCCCGCGTTTCAACATTATACTTAACGCTTTTACTAAATCTTCCATATTCTTCCCCTCATATCAATAAAAATGGCGCGGCGGAACGTGTATCCTACCGCGCCTTGTAGTGTGGTGCAACAAGCCTAGCGGACTTCTGCAATATACTCATAACCACCCGAAACACGCCGCTGAAACAACCTCACACGCCCTGCGTCATGTGCTTTCATCATAAACTCAAATACCTGTTTACGCCGCCCTTTTGGGTCAACATCCGTCGGGCCTTCCCAATAGACAATGCGTGTTCCCGTGATAGCAAGGTTAATCATGC